CCAAAAGAAACTTATTCATATTCTTGTTGTTACTTAACCTAACACGATTACGATCCATCAAAATGTTAGTTGTTAGTATTGAGTGTGTTATTGATTATTGAAAACTGGAGTTGTATTGTTTCCTAGGAACAGAGTATTATCACTCACGCTAACAAGAGCGTAGCGGTACAACTTTGGTTTTGAGTGATTAATACAGAAAAATAGAATAAAATTATCACAAAATGGGGTATATCCACGGCGATATACTCCATTTCTTGCATAAACATATCATAAAGGGGAGATTATGACAGATGTTGTGTGTTGTAAAAAGAAGTGCCTTAACAATAAGAATGGCATATGTACCGCAAAGACAATAGAGTATGACGGCTTGTGTCAAACATATATAACATATGGCGGTGCTAGTAAATGTAATCATGGCTTATGTGTACGATCACATGGCAAATTAAAAAGGAAAGGTGGCGAAGTACTTAAATGATTAAAGCAATCAAACAATTCATTGAAGATAGAAAGCTATTCAAACAAGCAGCTAAGGACTTGAACAATAAAGACTTACAAGCCAAAGCAAAATACGCTTATGAACATCGTGGCGATACAATGATTACACTCATCGATGGTTTAGCTATCGTATGTGCAGTACTAATCTTAATCGGTATTGTGTGGTGTTGGATGTGAATTATCAGCCAACAATAAAGAAACTACTCAAAGCATTACAGATGAACGGCAGACGATATGTAGTAGATACAAGGCAATCATGGAGTAAATACGATAAGCCTTGCAAGGTATATATTGTCAGTAGGATGTACACAGAGGAAGAGTACAAGCTAACATTTCCTGAAAAGTACAAAAAGGGTAAGACCTTTAAAGAAAAACAACTCTATAAAAAAGAAAGTGAGTATAGCAGTACTAAGCAACATGAAGTACTGCTATTTTTAGTTAGAACATATAAAGGTGGTGATTGATGTTGAATGATACAAATCTGACAGACAAACAACTGCTATTTGCAACTGAATACATCAAGACCGCTAATGCTACACAAGCTGCATTAAAGGCTGGATATTCAGAAAATAGTGCAAGGCAACAGGGAAGTAGATTGTTGTCAAATGCTAACGTGAGCCAATATATACAACAACACATGGAACAAAAGAACAATAATACAATCGCAACTGCTGATGAAGTCCTACAGTATTTAACTAGGGTTATGAATGGCGAAGAAAAGGATGCGTTTGGTTTGGATGTATCTGTAAATGATAGAACGAAAGCAGCGGAACTCTTAGGTAAACGACATATGTTATTTACCGATAAAGTGAAACTAGATGCAGAAATAGAGATTGATATATCAGACCGAATGAAACAGGCAAGGGTGAAATCAGATGAAGTACAACAAGGCACAACTGATTGATGCGTTGGGTTCGTTCACTCATGATCCATTAGGCTTTGTTTATTTCGCTTTTCCTTGGGGTGAAAAAGGTACACCTTTAGAAAACTTTGATGGTCCTGACGAATGGCAAGTGAAGACTTTCAAGAAAATAGGCGAAGAACTACGTAAAGGAAAGTCATTAGCTAAGGCAATACAAATTGCAGTTGCATCAGGTCATGGTATTGGTAAGTCCGCTTTTTCTTCATTGTTGATATTATTCGCTATTGCTACACATGAGAACACAAGGGGAGTTGTAACCGCTAATACTGATACACAGTTAAAGTCTAAGACTTGGGCTGAGTTGAATAAGTGGTACAACCTATTCATAGGTAAAGAGTTATTCACCTATACTGCTACTGCTTTGTTTAGTGCTGATAAACAGTATGAAAAGACATGGCGGATAGATGCTATTCCATGGAGCGAAAGTAACCCAGAGGCATTCGCTGGTTTGCACAATCAAGGTAACAGAATACTTATCATATTCGATGAGGCATCAGCTATTTCAGATAAGATATGGGAAGTAACAGAGGGTGCATTAACAGATAAGGAAACGGAAATCATATGGTGTGTGTTTGGTAACCCTACACGTAATAGTGGTAGGTTTAGAGAATGTTTTAGAAAGCATCGTAACTACTGGACTACATATCAAATAGATAGTAGGACTGTTAAAATCTCAAACAAAGCTAAGCTGCAAGAATGGGTTGATATTCATGGTGAGGATAGCGACTTTGTTAAGGTTCGTGTTAGAGGGTTATTCCCTAGTGCATCTGATACACAGTTTATATCCGCAGAGATAGCAGACGAGGCACAGAAACGAGTATACAAAGTTGGACAGTTTAATAACTTACCAACGATCATTGGTGTTGACCCTGCATGGACTGGTGGCGATACATTAGAAATTGTAATGCGTAATGGCTACTCTATGAAGTGTTTGGCAACCATTGAAAAGAACGATGATGATATGCGAATGGCACAACTCATCGCACAACTTGAAGATGAATACAAAGCGGATGCGGTATTCATCGACCAAGGGTACGGAACTGGTATTTACAGTATTGGCAAGTCAATGGGTAGAAAATGGCGGTTAGTTGCCTTTGGTGGTAAAGCACCTAATGATATGTATCTCAACATGAGAGCGTATATGTGGGGCGAAATGAAAGAATGGCTAAAAGAGGGCGGTTCTATTCCACCTAATGACCAAGGTCTATACGATGATATAACAAGTCCTGAGGCTATCATTGATAAGAATGGGCGAATACAACTTGAAAGCAAAAAGGATATGAAAGAACGTGGCTTACCATCTCCAAACAAAGGTGATGCATTAGCCTTGACCTTTGCGTTCAGGGTCAATAAAAAAGTGAATGTAGGGAGTAGGGTTCATGCCAATACTGAGTATGATCCATTTAAAAGATAAGGGGTGATTTAATGTGCATGAAGAATAAAATGCCTGATACACCAATGCCAGCACCAGCACCAACTGTACAAACAGATGATGCAACTACAATGACTGGTGAAGATTGGTATGCTAAAAAGCGTAAAGGCAAACGTGGTTATGAAAGTACAATTCTATCCACGGCAACAACTGGCACTAAGAACACATTAGGGGGTTAATAATGCAAGGAACTATCCTATCAACGCTTGCTAGACAACCGACAAATGCGATGCCTAAGAAACGTGATTACACGAAGATTAAGGCAAAGTTTAATGCTATGTTCAACAATCGTCAAAAGTACGTTGCTAAATGGAAAGATATTAGAGATTATCAACTACCTTTCCTTGGACTATTTGATGATGAACAAGACCAATCGAAAGTCTACACCGACAAAATAAATAATGGTGTAGCTTGGGAAAGTTGCCAAATATTCGCATCAGGTGTAATGAGTGGCATGACACCACCTAGTCGAAAGTGGTTCAAGCTAACATTAGAAAATACTGACCTAGCAGCTAATAGCGATGTTAGTAAGGTGCTTGATGAACGTGAAGAAATACTCTACGCAGTATTTGCTAAGTCTAATTTCTACAACGTGGCACATCAAACATATATGGAATTGCCGTTTGGACAATCACCTATGTCAATCATGCCAAACCCTAAATATGGTGTGTGGTTTACATCATATCCTATAGGAACATATGCGTTTGAGTGCGGTAGTAATGGTGAAGTTAATACCTTTGGTAGAAAATACCGCATGACTGCAGACCAGCTTGTTGAAGAGTTTGGGTATGATGCTTGCACAGAACAAGTCAAACGTGAATATGACGATGGCAAAGGTAATGCAACAACTCATGTTGTGTGTTGGTTGGTTATGCCAAACAAAGACCGCAATGGGAAACTGGGCAATAAGAATATGCCTTACTCATCTATATATTGGATAGAGGGGAGCAACTCCGATGAAGTGCTACGGCATAGTGGTTTTGAAGAGTGGCCTATTCCTATTGCAAGACACACCACACATGATCTAAGTGGTTATGGCAAAGGGTGTGCATGGTTCGCACAGTCCGATGCACAGATGTTACAACTACTTGAAAAAGACTTAGTAACGGCAATCGAATTAGGTATCAAACCACCTATGAGTGCTACATCTGATGTAATCGGTAGTGTAAATCTATTTCCAGGCGGTGTAACTGAAGTTGATACTGGCGGTAAGGTTGAACCAATATTCAATGTAGGTATTGATGTTGCAAACGTACAAGCTAAGATACAGTTTGTATCTGAAAGTATTAAACGTGCCTATAGTGCTGACCTATTCTTAATGCTTGATAACATTGATAGCGGACAAATGACCGCACGAGAGGTTATGGAGCGCACACAAGAAAAGATGCAGCAGTTAGGTCCTGTAGTTGAACGCTTACAAAGTGAGTTTCTAAACCCAATCATTGAACGTACTTATGGCATATTAGATAGGGCTGGAATATTTCCACCAATCGATGAACAGACTGCTGAAATGCTAAATGGTATGGATGTTAAGATTGAATACATCTCTCCATTAGCACAAGCACAGAAAATGTCCTCATTGGTGAATATTGAACAGTACTATGCTTTCATTATGTCATTAGCACAGGGCAATGCGAACATCGTTCAGAAGTTTAACTTTGAAGAGGCAGCTGACATTTATGGTGTAAATCTTGGTGTACCAGCTAGGGTTATTCGTTCTAATGATGAGTATCAACAAATCATGGAACAACAACAACAAGCACAACAAGAGCAAGAGGAACAAGCACAAGCGTTACAAATGGCACAATTAGCACCTCAAATGGCTGGTGCTGCTAAACAAGCAACAGATGCAGCCAATGACGGAAACCCAGTAATGCAACAGTTAATGGGTATGGGGGTGTAGATGAAAACAAAACAAGAATATATTCGTGATCGTGATATTGATGCACTTAACCACGTACTAAGTACTGAACTTGGTAGGTGGTTTTTTTGTAGGCTTTTAGACCGCACCAATATTTTGAAACCATCGTTTACTGGTAACTCTGAAACATTCTTCAACGAGGGAAAACGAAAAGTAGGGTTATCCTATATGAACGATTTAGGAAGTATTGGCGATGGTGTAGAGGGTGTAAAGAAATATCACCAAGCACAACTGGAATATATCCAACAACAGAAATTGTTTAATGATTTAGAAAAGAAAGGTGAATAAACCACATGGCAGAAGAACTAGAACAAGGCACGAATAATAACACAGGTAGTGCGGAAAGTGGTACACCACAAGAACAAAACACGAATGATGGCGGTACTTTGCTAGGTGGCAACCCTGATGGTGCTAACCAAGAGGAACAACAAAGCGTACCTGAACCAATCAAATATGACTTTGCACCAGCCTTTGAGGGCGGTGTAGTTGACGAAAACATCGCTAATGAGTTTTCTAAATTGCTTAATGGTGTAGGCGCAACACAAGAGCAAGCAGTAGAGATGGCGAAGTTTGGTTCTAAATATGGTACAGACCTTGTAACCGCTTATGAGGAACAAAGACAACAAGCCGAAATGAAACAGTATGCAGCATACGCAGAACATACAAAAGAGGTTCTAGGTGCGAAGTTTGACGAAACAGTAGCACAAGCATCTGTTGGTGTTGAGGCAGTCGAAAAAGAAATTCCAAACATTCGTGAAATCTTATCTCAAAACGGCTTAGGTAATCGTGTAGAGGTAATTCAACTGTTCGCACAAATCGCCAATATGGCTGGCGAAGATAACAATTCTAATAGTGGTAAAGCTGGAAGTACAAACATTTCCGAGGAAGAACGAGCAAAAATGCTTTACCCATCTATGAGTAAGTAATTGATTTAAAGGAGTAATACATGGCTACAATCGGTACTATGAACCCAACACTTTTAGATGTGCAATCTAGATTAGATCCAAACAATGCAGTTGCACAAATCATCGAAATGATGAACCAAACAAATGAAATCGTACAAGATATGACTATGGTAGAGGGCAACTTGCCTACAGGTCATAAAACAACTGTACGTACAGGCTTGCCTGAGGCTACATGGAGAATGCTTAACTATGGTGTTAAACCAAGCAAATCTAAAACAAAACAAGTAACCGACACTTGCGGTATGCTAGAGGCTTACGCTGAAATCGATAAATCTTTGGCAGATTTGAACGGCAACTCCGCTGCATTCCGTTTGTCCGAAGACTATGCATTCTTAGAGGCTATGAACCAAGAATGGGCATCTACATTATTCTATGGTGATGAAAATTCCCCTGAAAAATTTGTAGGCTTAGCAGCACGTTACAATGAAAAAGCTGCAGAAAGCGGTAAAAACATTATTGATGCTGGCGGTACAACTAACCTTACATCCATCTATCTTGTAGTATGGGGTAAAAATACTGTACATGGTATCTATCCTAAAGGTTCTACAGGTGGTATTTCCCATAAAGATTTGGGCGAACAAACATTGACTGACCCAGATGGCGGTCGCTACCAAGGTTATCGCACACACTACAAACTTGATACAGGCTTGACTGTACGTGATTGGAGATATGTTGTACGTATCGCAAACATCGATGTGAACGCATTGACTAAAGATGCTAAAACTGGTGCTGACCTTATCAACCTTATGATTAAAGCAGAAGAACTTATTCCTAATATGGGTATGGGTCGAGCAGTATGGTACATGAACCCAACTGTACGTACATTCTTACGTATGCAAAAGAACGAGGCACACAAATACACTATTTCCGAAGACCAAGAAATGGGTCATACAGTAGTCCGTGCAAATGGCATTCCTGTTCGTAAAACAGATGCATTATTATCTACTGAAGCACGTGTACAATAATAGGGGGATAACATATGTATATCGATAAACAAAATACTTTCTTCTACAAACAAGCATTGACTGCTAACACAAACTCCGATGTGGTTATGAATGGTAATGGTGGCGATGCAGAAAAATCTTTGTGGCTTGTAATTCGCATCGACAAAGATGTAACTGGCACACCATTGTTTAACTTATACACATCTAAGACTGAAAACATCGCAAATGCGGTATTGTTACATGGTATTACATTGCCAGCTAATTCTAAAGCAGGCACTAAAGTTGCAGTACGTTTGGCAAGTGGTGCCATGAAATATTTGAAACTCAACGCAAATAATATGACTGGCGGTACAATCACCGCTTTCTTGACACCTGATGCACGTTTAGTATAGGAGTTACAAATGGAATATATCGTTAAAGCAAAATGCTATCACAATACCCTTGGCTTATTGCATGAGGGCGAAACAGTAACATTCACAAAAGATGAAGTAGCTGAATATGATAAAGACTACTTCAACGCTTTGTTTGAACCTGTAGGTGATGCATCCGCAGAAGTAGAGGAAACAGAAGAAACTGAAGAACCTACACCAAAGAAACGTGGTAAGAAAGCGGAAGAAACTGCTGAATAATTGAACGAGGGGTGCTTATGCATCCCTCTTTTTTTATAGAAAGGTGGAACAAATGACACCTACTGACATCTGTAATCAAGCATTATCTCTTATTAATGCAGGGCGAATACGTTCTATGACGGAAGAAACAGAACCTGCTAGACAATGTAGATTGCATTATGATCTAACACGTAGAGTATTGTTAGAGCAGTTTGAATGGAACTTTGCACGAAAGCGTGAACGTGCGGTGTTATCCGAACACAAAATAGATGGTTGGGGTTATGTATATGCTTACCCTGAAAAGTGTGTTCGCATCCTTGCGGTAATTCCGCAGGGTGAACGATACCGAGCGGAAAAGCAACGTGAATATGATGTTTATTTGACTGATAACAATACAAAGTACATCGTATCTGATGTACCTTTGATGCACATTGATTATGTGTACGATATTACCGATGCTGATGTAATGAACCCTATATTCGTTAAAGCATTAGTGTGTAAGATGGCATCTGATTTAGCAATGCCACTAACAGGCAATAGCGGTTTGTTTGACCAATCATACAAGTTATATCAAGCTGCATTACAAGAGGCAAAATCTATGAGTGCAAAGGAACGAAGATTAGATATGCCTTATGTTTCTAACTATATCAAGGCAAGGAGTTGGTGATATGCAACCTATGTATATCGGACAAGTCGCATTTACTACTGGCGAGGTATCGCCAGATGTATCAAGCAGATTTGACTTAGAACAATATAAAAGTGCATTACTGCTTGCTGAAAACGCAGTTATTCGACCTTATGGTGCGGTAGCTAGACGGCAAGGTTCACAGTTTATCGGTTACGCTAAGTACAATGATAAACCTGTTAGACTGTTTGAGTTTACAACCAACAAGAACCAATCATTCATGCTTGAATTTGGTGATAGGTATGTTAGAGTATGGCGCAATGGTGTATATACGAATGTTGAAGTAGCAACACCATTTGAGGAGGACGTTGTAGGCGAATTAAACTGCATCCAAAGTGGCGATGTAGTG